GCTTGATTACGGCTGCCTTTCTTGCTGTTGCATGACTGGCAACAAGCAACTGCGTTCTCATAATTGATGACTAGATCAGGCGCTTTGCTAATTGGGATGATGTGATCGACTGTGGTTGCTGGTTGCTGGCAATAGAAGCATGACCATTGATCCCTAGCCAATACCTGCAATCTAAACTTCTTGTAATCTCTGCTTAATCGAGGATCACCACGCTTTGCCATTACTGCCAACCCTTAGTCTTTAGATGCAATAGTGCATTGCAGTAGTTAGGCTCATCGTACTGAGTAACCCCATACCTATGTGCTACATAATACCAATACATCCAGAACTGGTAATCATAAGGCTTACCTTTAACAGCCTTGATCTTTAACTGATAATAACCGTGATGACTGCCATTAACTGCATCTATATTCCAAGAACTCTCGCGAAAGATAATCTCGTTATGACACTTGTATTGCTGATCAGTTAATTGCTTATTGGCCAATACTTTTATTGGCACTATTGAAGCCTCTAATCTAGGCATAACTGCCATAGATAGAGATAGCCCAATAACGACTGCTACCGCGCGCGCTACGCCTTTCAGGCGCGCTCTGAAGCCTTGATGGCTTCTAGCAGATGAGTGTACCGCACCAGTCAAATTCATTAACATAAGTCCTGCTCATAACGGTGTGTCATTTTATTTATCTGTTGAATAGAAACCATTACCTTTAAAACTAATCCCAAAACTGCTATAAATCTTGCGCATCGGTTCATGGCAGAAGCCGCATTCGACATCGTGTGGTTCATTTATCTTTAACTCCTTGTCATAGCGAAGGTTAGACTCGCATAGATCATTAGTGCATTCAAACTCATAGATTGGCATTACTGATCCTCACACCAGTTGCAAGGATCATTTATTGTCCACTCTCCACATTGCTTGCATCGCTTAATATCTTTGTCCTGCACTACATCTTTGCGCTTCTCGTATCCAGCAGCTCGTAGTAACTCCACCAGATCGCCAAGGCGAAGCATGGCTACATAGTCGCTAGCCTGTTCACCTTGCCCATTAAGTCGAAAACAAGCAAACCCCAATAGGCCGCTTTCGGCTGTCCTAGTTTCGATCTGGCGAAGTGTCCCTACTACATCGAGCCCTGTGCGCGCCTTGACCTCGCAGTCGAACGGAACATTGAGAATGTCGCGCCCAGAACCTCGACCCACCACAGCACCTTCCCACCAGCGCCGTAGATAATCTGCTACTACTCGCTCGGTGCGAAAGCCCCTATGCTTGCGGCTTTGACTCACTTACAGCCGAACACTTTTTGCATGACCAAGTAAGAGCTTGACCTTCGACCCAAAAGGCTAGTTCCTCTTTTGGCACAGGTTCGTTGCATAGATGACACAGTATCCTAACTTGCAGCGCATTGAGCACTTCTTTGTGTTTAGCCAATTCAGCGAGTTGATCATCGCTAGGCAGTTTTTCCCATTCGCCGTCTTGGTTCATAAATTGCAAGCCGCTCATGCTCTAACCTCTTGTGGCTTCCATGATCCGTCTGGCGCTATGTTGTACCAGATAACATCTCGGCAGACATAGCAATCAAACTTGCCCCAAGGCTTCTTTGTTTTAGCACTTACGCCAGTTTTCCAATCCATAGGCTTATGATCGTGACAATTCCTGCATCTAGGAATGTCTTTGTCTATCTTGCTTGCACCTAATACTTCTTGCACAAGTTCAACTGCACTAGCGGCCGTCTGCGCTGGCTGTACAACTTTGACAGTCCAAGGGTTATCCTCTGCTGGCATAATTATCTTGTCTGCTAACTTTTCTGTGAAAGGCCTCTGTGTTGGTTGTCCAGCTACTTGTACGACTTTTTCCATGTCATCTCTAGTTGCTGTATTTCCGCCTTTAAGTAAAGTGATTGCTCTGCCAAGACTTGATGAAGCAATATCCTCTGCGTAAAACCTACGCATATTTTGGATATATTGATCCCTAACCCCATGAGCAATATTAGAAGTCGCAGGGTGAGGGTCATTAGCATCGCGATAAACTTCTGCTCTGCAAGTAATGTAACCCTTTTCAACATCGTGATAAGTGATTTCAATGTTTGTCCTTCCCATCGGATAGTTTTCCACAAACCAACGGTTCAACATAGCAACCGTCTCATAATCTTCTAATTTATACATAAAGTTCATTCTCCTCTGTTGCTAATTGTCCAGCGATTGCAAGGTAGGAAGCGCCATCGATCCAACTGTCAACCTTTTGGCTATCTTCAATGCTTCTGGCAATCTTGACAAGTGCAAGGATAACTGCCACTTGATAATCCTCAACTGGCATCTCCAGATAGGCGCTAAGAAGCCTTGCTGCTCTAGCCATGTTGTCGCTTGGATGACCATAATGCAATCCGCGTTCCTGATATAAATCTGTTGCACTTTGTAGTATTTCACCATGCTTCATGCTCTAACCTGATCGCGCTGCTCGTAGAACTTGCGTACAGCTTTGCGTCCCACAATGTAGCCATCTCTGTGTCCTATTTTGTACCCCATAAAAAATATAAGGATCGCTCCTGCTATTAGAATTAACTCTAGTATTGACATTTACTGCCCTTCTGCTGCGCCCTTCGCAGCTTCTTGACATAAGTGTTGCATAAATATCAGACTGATTGTCGCTATTGTTTATAACGAAACGGTAACAATTCTGCCTCGTCCATCGCGTCATCGATTGACCAAGTTATGTCGTTATCGAGATCGTCCATACCTGCGCCCATTGACCACAAATGTGCCGTCTTTCTCAAGGTTAATTAGCGTCACTTGCGTGTCCTCGACTAACACGAATGCCTGTTGCCAGTTCATCGTGCCACGAGTGTAGCCAGCCTTACTGACATCCATAAGATGCCCACCTTCTACGCCACGCAGGATACGCCCTACGCGGCCGCCAGATGCCTCTGTGAAGGCTGACATGCCTGCCCTGTGAGTATGACCACAGATAACGCTAAAACCATGCCTACGAGCCGCTCCAAGGGCTGTGAGACCTGCATTGGGGTTGATGCCCTGCTCATCTCCATGAACTGCCACCCATCCCTTCTGGAAGGCGTAAGGCTTCTTGTGATAGGTAATACCTAGTTCATCTAACTTCATAAATTTTTCAAAGCGCAGCTCTGGCAAGGCCAAGAATGCTGGTATTTTTTTCATAATCACATTGTAAAGACGATCTGTGTGATTGCTTCTAATCATGTGGGCTTCCTTGGCATGCTCTACCAAAGACCACAGAACTTCTACTGCTTCGTCTCGATCATCTCCAAGGGTTTGCTCAAACCAACCTGGCATTCCTTCTGTCCATCGGCTGATCTGTGGGAGATCGATTTCGTCTCCCAGAGTAATGACGCTATCGGGGCGGTAAGCCTTAATAAAAGATGCAACATTCTTTACTGCTACTTCGTCATGATAGGGAACTTGTAGATCGGGAACGATTACAGTTCTTTTCATTCTTAATCCTCATCGTCATCGTCATAGGGGATGCGGTCTGGAAGTTGTGGAAGCCAGTTGGGTGCAGGAAGTATTGTTGCTGGGTAAGTAGCAGGTTCTAGCAAGATGCAAAGTGCAATGTCAACATCAAAGCCAGCCCTACGAAGCGATTTGTAATACTCATTTAGCCCTATGCAATACTGATCTAACATAGAGTAAGTATCTAAGTCAATAACCTTCTTGCGAGCCATGGTCTTATTGTGACTTATCGCAGAGGATTTCATAGATTTTGTCAACGCGTGTCTCTAAGCGATCTACTGCATCCTTCATAGACGATCCGCTATTGGGCTTCAACTCCGCTAAATAGTGTTTGATCATGAACTGAAGCATCGCAGTAATGCCACCCAGAACCGTTGCGATTGCTACTACAAGAGCAGCATAATCTTGAGGACTCATTTTCTAGGCGTGGCATACCCAAAAATACCAGCGACTATTGAGCCAAGGATTGCCCGATAGTCTAAAGAGAAGTTAGAGGTTGTACCCCACACAGCTAAGAATGCGCCGATAGAGATTATTGCTGGGTGCTTCATGTTCATTTAGTTGCTCCTAGTAGTGGGATATTAAAGAACGAACCGTCTTGATCGCCTTTGCTAGTGAAAGATATGTGGCAATGATGAGTGTGCTTGTTAGCCCCTGTATAAGGCTTCCAACGCCATAGACTCTTGGCGCTGGCAATCCTGCTTTCAAAGATGATGTACTTAATGCGCTTGTCTGTTTTGGCAAGGACTCGAAGTTGATCAGCAATGTTGGGCATGAGATCGGGCTTGGCTGTACCAGAGACATCTCGATCGACATCGATTGCGTGAACAAGCCCTGACTCTGGAGAAGGTATGTGGTCGCTAGTACCTGCTGACAAATGCCTTGCATCCGCAATCCAGCCATCGGAAGTACGATCGCGATCTGGGTATGTGTCATCAAACTGCTCCCTGAGTTGTTTACCAGCGGCGCATAGTGTTGGCTTCATGCAAGCAAGATAGCCAGTTCTGCATCTGTTAGCCCTAAACGCTCTGCAATAGCAGCCTTCGCCTCAACCTTCTCGGCTGCTGCTTGTTCCTCATCTGCCTTAGCCTTTGCATAGGCCGTAGCATCTTTAGCGCGCTGTGCTACCTCATCGGTTGTTAGTTCAACCTCGGAGACTTCGCCTGTCTCGCAGTTTACGATTATCTTTGTGTCTGCCATGTGTCTATCTCCTTATGTTTTAGATATGCCGTAGAGTGAAGCGGTTGAGTATTGAACAAAAGTGCCTGATTGTGGTGCAAAAGATACAGCGTTGATTGCTGTGGTTTGTGACCATAAAAAAGCGTTCATAGTCATACGCGCACCAGCAGCGTTATTTTCAAACACTCCGTCTAATTGGAACGATTTATTTGTTGCACCAGCATAATTGGATATATAAAACTCCATATTATTGAAAGTGTTGGCTGTTGTAGATGAAGGGTTATAAGTCGCAATTATGTAACTATCGGTGCGGGTAGCGGATGTAGCATTGGCGCCATCTCCTTCTAACCTTCTTGATGAAAAATTAGCAGTAGATGTATTAAAAGATATTTGACCATAATCAACATTATCGCTGCATCTAACACTAGATTTTAATACTAAATCTGTAAAAGTTGCAGGGATAGATGTAAAAGAAATACTGGCCGCCCCACCTGAGCCGACCGTTACGGTGCTGCCAATTTGAATATAAGTAGCCATTATGCCGCCTTAATTCCGTAGAGAGTAAAGATGCAACCACTAGCCCAGTTGCTTGCAGCAGATGCCACGATCTGAGTGATAGCCTCTGGAGTCTTACGCCATAAATTAACTGTGGCATCTACATAACCAGCAGGATTATTGATACGAGCAATAGAGGTTTTGTAGGTAGTCGTATTGGCATAATTAAAAATGTTGATGATAGATACAGCGTTAGTAAAACCACCAATGGTTACACCAAAAGAGCTAATTCTGTCAGAGTAAGCATTACTTCCATTGCCGTACAAACGAGTAGAAGAATAGAAACTGCTAGTGTCACCATTAAATTGAAGGTATCCATCACCTGATGAAGTTGATCCAGCAATCACCATAACTAAATCTGTGTATGTTGATGGTATTGATGAGAAAGTAACTGTTGTAGTTGCACTACCTAAAGTCTGCGTCGCTATTGGTTCGTAAGTTTTAGCCATTAGTTAATCCCATACAGAGCGAAGGATGAGTATTGAGCCCAGTTACCTGATGAAGGATAAAACTCAATAGCATTATTAGCAGATGCACTCATCCATAAACCAGACGAAAGGTTAATACGACCACTGCCGTTGCCATCCCAACCTTGTAATAATCTTAATGTTTTGTATTTTGATGTATTAGCGTAATCTAAAATATCTAACACGCCTGCTGCAAAGGCAGACGCGGTAGCAGATGCTCCTGTAACATTGACTAAATTAAGTGAAGTTTGTGTTGCACCCGCGCCAGCGGCAACTGATGCACCATCACCAAAAAGATAATGATAAGCGTAGTTAGAACCTGTGTCTGAGTTTAATCTAGCGTTAATGCCAGTTTCTGTTGATGCTTGAGTTGAGCGCACGATGTATCTAATTTGCAAATGCTTATAGGTAGCAGGGATACTGCTAAAGGTAACGCTGGCCGTAGCGGTAGAAAGCGTGTAAGTCTGAATAGACTCATAATCGCCGATAGCGGCTACTCCGCCATTAGTTAGAGCGGCGATATTGTTAAGCATTAGGCAATAGCCCCCACGATGTACCAAGCATCTGTGCCTGTCTTAATACAGGCCGCTGACTTGTATTGTGCAAGGGTAGGACTGGCTGCTGTCGCTCCTGCTGACAAGATGATTGTTGTTGCTGGTGTAACTGCTGAGATTGTGCATAGACCAACGCCAATGTTAAGAATAGTAATAACCGTACCGATTGGATGAGCCACAGAGGCATTAGTAGGTATCTTGATCGCATTGGCAGAAGCGTTACTCTGGGTGATTAAAGTCTGATAAGAGTCTGCTAGTACAGTCGTGTAGGTTGTGCCTGTTTGGGCGTTAGCGGTGAACGCTACTAGCCCATTAAACATAGCGGCTGAGAGAACATCGCCTGTTACTGCTGGAAAGCCTGTTGCCATTTATATCTCCTAGTACGCCATGATAGATGATCCGATTATACCTGATACAGCCGATCCGATAATGAACCCTTCAATTATTGGTTCAAGAGTCGTGACAGTTACTTGCATGGCATTTGGCGTGATATTCCATGAAAATCCCTGAGCCTGTAAAGTCTTAATGATGGTTGACCCATCGGGTTGCACATTTGTTATTTTTAAATTTGAGAAGTAATCTAAATCGAGCATTGTGTCAGTAGGCACATCTGGATCGAGGAGATCGACCGTCATAGCATCTATGCGTATGGTTGTCTCTTGTCTAGTGGCTACATAGATACGAGCGATATTAAGAGTGTCTGTGTCGGTCTGGGCTACAAGGTTCTCTTGGTTTGACTGGTGAGGGAAGTACTTGGCGATCGAGGTTGCATTCTCTGAGACTTGCTGTGTGCCACCTACGCGAGTCATGCCAGCAGAGTTGATGATCAACTTGTCATCAAAGGCAAAGACTAGGTTTGTGTAGGGAATGCCTGTGGTCTGATCAAACTCGATAGGAGTATCGCCATACTTCTTGATTGTATTAGTACGATTTAGAAATACTGCTGTTCCTTCTTGGTTGAAGAAGAATGCGCCCTGCTCTGAGAACTCTGCGTTCTTGACTGCATCAAGGGCAGTTCTGGCTGTTGACGGATCTGCAATACAGAGCGTTTCTCCCGTTTGAATTGTGCGCATCGAAGTAGGGAATGACACTTGATCGAGTATCTTGCCTATGCGTGTGCCGGTATCTTGCCCTGCTGTTGCGCTAGCAACTGTTGTAACTGTCGCTTGCTGCATAAGTCTGAAAGCATCTGAGCATATAATGTCAACATAGCCAGTCTCTTGATTTTGTGGGTAGGTATAAAGATACTCGGTTGTATAGCCAGAGAATAAAAAGTAACCCACATCGTTAAAGGTTGCAGACACACGCAACTTGCGTAATGGGCTTAGCAAGCCAAAGTAAGGCGATAAGGTGTTTTGAGGGTTGAAATAGGACAGAGGATCAAGAACTCGGACTGTGCAAGTGCCAGCCTCGTAAGTATCGCGCATGATATTGCGACCGCGAGTAATCCTGATCTGGCGAACATCTGAAGTTAAGTCAACTGTTGGTTCTGGCGTTGTAGTTGAGGCAAGTGTGCCTGTGCCTAGTTTGCCGTACTTAGCATCTCCAATAGTAAACGGATAACCAAAGGTTGCCCCTTGTGTAAAATCAAAAGATACGCTGATCTGGGCAGGTAATGTCATCCTGCAAACGAGCCTTTAAGTCTGCCAATAGCAGATGGCGAACCTGATAATGAACGGTTTAGCAAGCCATTAGATACTGCTTCTACTAAATCGGCTTCTGACACTACTGATCCAGCAACATAGACATTGACATTTCCGTTAGCACCTGCTCTAGCAGATACATTGTTGCTAGTAATCATCTCTTGTACTACTGGACTAAACACGCCTGAGTCGTTGCCGCCAGCTATTGACATTGGAACTTTATTGTAATCGCCGCCAGCAATAGCCGCCGCTAGTTTTTGAGCTGCTTCAAGAGTTGTAATCCACGCTGAGAATGGATTTTTAGCACTAGGCAAGCCTTGGTAATACTTGACTAAAGACTCGGTAAGTCCTTGAGACCGTGCTACTTCTCCAGCAAGTTTAGACGCTGCGGCTTCATTGCCAGTAAGTAGTGCTAGTTGCAGTTGTAGGCGTGTGCGTTCCTCATCGCTAATCTTACCCTTGAG